ATTCTGTTAACATAACCCCGCAGTGGCAATTTTTACCGAACGGGGCTATGGACACTAAACCACTACCGGCAAGCGTGCAGGAAATCGCGGACGTGATCGGACGCGAACAGGCGTTACACCTTGTGGCAAATCTGCCGCGACGGAGTGACAACCGACCAGGCAAAGCGTGCAAGCGGCCAATGCTCTATGTGCCGCAGCGAATCACGATGGACCACAAGCTGGTGGCCATATTGGGATTTGAAGACGCGGCAAAGATGGTTAATGCGTTCGGCGGTGAAAACCTGTATCCGGCGACGTGTTCCGAAAACAAAGGCGGCCGACCGAAGAAAAACACCGCCGTGGAAAGCAAGCCTGAGCAACCCGAAAATGTGGCCACTGTACACAGCGGGGTTTTCCACATGCTATTTCCTTTCCACGGGAGTCCTGCCCGTGTTTGATCTAATCAGGCGGTTCCCTGGTGCTGAATGGGCGATAGCCGCCTTATTCGGCGCATTGGTAGCCATGCCATTCCATGACGAACTGAAGACGCGTAAAGGCTTCGTGGTCTTCGTTCTCACTGGTGTGGCATGCGGCTACTTCCTTACTGGAATGACGATCCGTTACTTCCATATCAATCCCGAATCAGCAGGTGGTGTGGGCTTTCTGCTGGGCGCATTCGGCGGCAGCATGATTTCCGCCGTTATCCGCTCGATTAAGGAAGCCGACTTGTGGGCGCTGGTGAAAGCCCGTTTCGGCGGGGGTTCGCAATGAACGAAACCATAACCGTGGCGGCTGCAATCGTGCTGATGCTGTGGGCGTGCTGGTGTGGTTTTTCGCGCAGCGTCAACGACGGCATTGTGGGCAAGGCGATTTACTTCTGGATCGCCGTTTCTGCGCTGGCCATTGTGTTGCACGTGGCTGAATTGCGGACATATCAGACTTTGATAGTCGCTTTCGCAATGTTGAGCGTTCGGCATTACTGGCTGCGATACGTCAAAAAACAGCTATTCAAAAAGGCGGCAGCGTAAATGCAAATCAGCACAAAAGGCGATGCCCTGATTAAGGGCGAAGAAAAGCTGGTGCTGTACGGGTATCTGTGCCCGGCTGGCATTCCGACAAATGGCTGGGGTCATACCGGGCCTGACGTGGTGCTGGGGCAGCCCATTACGCTGGCGACGGCGTGCGCTAACTATGCGGACGACAAGGCGCGAAAGGCAGAGCAGCCGATTAACAAGCTGGTGCGTGTGAAGTTGACGCAAAACCAGTTTGATGCGCTTGGCTCGCTGGTATTCAACATCGGCGCGGGCAATTTCGCTGCGTCCACGTTGTTGCGCAAGCTGAATGCGAGCGACTACACGGGCGCGGCAGAGCAAATCCTGGTGTGGAACAAAGGCCGCGTGAATGGCGTGCTGGAAGTCCTGCCTGGGCTGGTGAAGCGGCGGCAAGCTGAACACGATTTGTTTTTGACGGTGGGTGCATGAATCGCTGGAAAGCTGACGTGGTTATGGCGCTGCTGTGTGGCGCCGTCTTCGTGGCCGGGATGCTTACCGGCTATTTCGCAAAAGAGCCGGTGAAGCCGGTTCATGTGGTGAGGGTTTATCAGGCATGAACGAAATTTCTGGAGTGCTGCCGCGAGCGAGCTTTAAGGATCGAATCGCGGCTATGCAAATGCGCGGCACGATTCAAACGTGCATTAAGAATGCGCGGCGTGAATACAACCGAATCGAGCGCAAGCGGCTGGACGGCATGGCGGAAAGCATGGCGCATAAGGCAATGGACGCGGTTGAAAATCGCGTGTTTGCCCTGTACGACCAAACGAACCCGCTGTGATAGTCGCTTTCTCAATTGCGTTTCCGGTGGCGCTGTGGTTTGGCGCCTTTGTTTATCGACTTACGGGGCAGATATGGATGCAAATATGATCGACGGCGGTTCGTTTCTGGCTGGCGTTGCTTTTACGCTGGTGATTTTGGGGATTGGCGCTTTCGCGCAATTCATCATAAGTGGGGCTGGCAAATGATCGGACTGAGCATTTCCGCAAAGCTGGCAGCGGCGGCAATCGTGGCGCTTCTGATAGTCGCTTTCGGCTGGCATGAGTACAAGGCTGGCGAAACGGCAGGCATGGCGACAGTGCAGCAGAAGTGGGACCGACAGACGGCAGCCGTGGACCATGCAACCACGGTGGCAGTGCAGGCAGCGGCTAGTGATGCGCTGGCGAATTACAAGGCGGCAGGCGATAGCGTGCAGGCTGCCGACGAACACAAGGCGCAGCAGGCTGCTGTGCGCGATCAATTGACGAAGCGAGCAAGCGACTATGCAAACAAACCGGGCAACGTGGGAACGGCGGGCAGTGCTGCTGGTGCTGGTGGCAGTGTGGGCGTGTGTGGGCTTGATGCTGACGGGTTGCGCATCTGGAACGATGCCAATGCAGCCGCCAATGGTGGCAGTGGTGGCAGCGCATCCGACAGTGCGGGAAGCATTGCTAAATGATTGCGCGAGCGTTGCGCCTGCTGCTAGTGGTCGCCTGGTTGACCTTCTATCCAATCACGTGGACGTGGCGATGGCATTGGCGGATTGTCGGCAGAGCAAGGCTGATCTGGTGGATGCGATACGCAAACAGAAAGGTGTTGACGTGGTGCCGTGATGCGTGGTAGTGACCATGGCAGTTATCCACAGGCTGATAGAGTTATCCACAGAGAAGCGCACCATGGTGGTGCATCTGTGGATAACCTGTGGATAAGTGGGTCCTTCCTGGACGGTGGCAGGGGCGGGGTCCAAAGCACCGCGTGAATAAAAATCTGAGAGGGTTTTTTAAAGCGCTGACTACGACTAGCCGCCGTTTGTCAAGTGTTTGAACGTTAACGATAAAAGAATTTTCACGGAATAGTTTACGTATGGCAACAGGCGTGCGGGGAATGCTCGTAAATCGGGCGAAGCTGGCCGAAGTCTTCGACGTGGCTCTGACGACTATCGACACCTGGGTGAAGAAAGGCTGTCCCGTCCACCAGCGTGGCGCGAAGGGGATCGAGTGGCAGTTCAACACCGCCGACGTGGCCCGCTGGCGTGAAGACGAACGCGCCAAACAGGCCGCTGGCACCGCGCCCGACGATATGGACAAGCTGGACCTACGGAAAGCGCAGGCCGACACCCTGCGCGCCGAGCTAGAGCTTGCGAAGGCCCGCGACGAAGTGGCGCCTGTGGCTGAATTCGAGAAGGCCACCAGCCGCATGCTGGCAACGATCCGCACCAACGCCCTGAACATTCCCGCACGCGCCGCACTCCGGCTGCTGGGCGAGACCAACGAAACAACGTTTAAACGCATTTTGCGCGAAGAAATCACGCTGGCGCTTGAAACATCGGCCGAAGCCGACGTGGCGCTGGAAGACGAAGACGAAGACGGGGAAAACGAAGAATGAAACTTATCCCGCTTACGCGAACGCAGGCGTTTGATTTCATCGCAGAGAAACACAGGCACCACAAGCCGCCGCAGGGCTACAAGTTTGCCATTGGATTAAAGCAGGCCGACCAGCTGGTGGGCGTGGTGTGCGTAGGCCGACCGGTGGCAAGACGGCTGGACGACGGTCTAACTGCGGAGGCTACACGCCTTTGCACTGACGGAACGAAAAACGCCTGTTCGAAACTGTATTCAGCCGCAGCCAAGGCCGCCCAGGCAATGGGCTACACCCTAATCGTGACATACACGCTGGCCAGCGAATCCGGCGCAAGTCTTCGGGCTTCTGGCTGGAAATTTGATGGCGAGGCGGGCGGCGGTTCATGGGGCGTTCCATCGCGCCCGCGCGAAGACAAACACCCAATCGAAACAAAACACCGATGGAGCAAGGCGCTTTAACGCCTAAGAAAGCCACTTTCATGCGCCACCTTTTCAGCAATATCCCCGCCATTCGCAAGGCGCTAAAGCGCGCTGCCCGCAACCTTGTGCCGCCCGCCGACATGCTGCCGTCCGTGTGGGCTGAAGCAAACCTGATGATTCCGGCCGGTAACGCCATCCCGGGCTTGATTCGATTCGATAACGCGCCATACCAGCGCGGCATGATTGACGTTATCGTGGAAGACGGCGTGGTCCGCGTCACTTTCATGACTGGCGCGCAGCTTGGGAAGACGACGTGCCAGCAGGTAATCACGGGCTATTTCATCGACCACGACCCGCGCAGCCAGATTTTCATTCAGCCGACGCAGGGTGACGTGCAGACGTTCCAGGAAACGAAGCTGCGGCCGATGCTGGACGCGAACAAAAGCATTTCGCGCAAGCTGGCGAAGTCGCGCGGGCGCGATGGCGTCAACAACAGCCGCATCATTTCGTTTATCGGCGGCTGGCTTATGTTCGGCTGGGCCGGTTCGCCACGGACCCTGCGCGGCCGTTCCGCACCAGTCACGCAGGCCGACGAAGTGGACGGCATGCTGGCCGACACGGGAGAAGGCGACCCGCTAGAACTGCTGGCGCAGCGCGCCGCGACGTTCGGAGATTTGCAGCTTAGAACCGAGTCCAGCACACCGACGATTAAGGGCGCTTCGCGCATCGAAACGTCGTTCCTCATGGGCGATCAACGTCGCTATTACGTGCCGTGCCCTGACTGCGGCGAGGCGCAATATCTGAAGTGGACGCAGGTTATCTGGACCGGCCGCGACAACCTGGAAGGCGAGCAAGACCCGGACAGCGCCCGCTACTGCTGCGAACACTGCGGCAGCCTGTGGGACGACGGCCAGCGCGTTATGGCCATTCGCACGGCTGAAGCTAAGGGCTGGGGCTGGAAGGCTTCGAAGCCGTTCAAGGGCCACGCATCATTCCACGCGCCCGAAATGCTTTCGACGTTCCGCAAACTGCGCGACATCGTGCGGTCCTATTTGGACAAGCTGGCGGCCGGTGATCTGCAATCTTTCGTGAACGTTTCCCTGGCTGAAACATTCGAGGAAACCGCCGAACAGGCCGACCCTGATTCACTCTACGCACGCCGGGAAGTCTACGCAGCGCAGGTGCCAATGCACGGCCTGTATCTGACGTGTGGCGTTGACATGCAAATCGACCGCCTGGAAGTGAAAATCATGGCGTGGGGGCTGTTCGAGCAGTCATGGTGCGTCGCTTACCGCGTGCTGTACGGCGACCCGCTGGCGGGTGACGTGTGGAACGATCTGGACGACTTGCTGGCGGAAACGTTCGAACATGAAAGCGGCGCGCTGCTATCCATCCAGGCCACCTGCCTGGACACGGGCGGCACCACGGGTATGACGCAGGCCGCCTATGAATACATTCGCGCCCGGCGCGGCCGAAAGATATTCGCTATCAAGGGTATTCCAGGCTGGGGCCGCCAGATTGTCGAGAAGCCGCAGCGCAAGCAATCTGGCAAACGCAGCCGGAAAGTGGACCTGTACCAGGTGGGCACCGACGAAGCCAAGCTGGTGGTAATGCGCCGCCTTGCTCTGAAGCGCGAGGGGCCGGGTTATTGCCACTTTCCGGCCGACGAAGACCACGGCGAAGACTATTTCAAGCAAATAACGTCGGAAAAGCTGAAAACCCGCTTTGTAAGGGGCTTTCCGGTGCGCGAGTGGCACAAGCCAGATAAGGCCAGAAATGAGGTTTTGGACTGCACTGTGTACGCCATGGCAGCCCTAAAAATCATGAATCCGAGCCTGAAACAGCTTGCAAAACGGCTGATTTTGAACCCGGAAACGCAGACATGGGCGCCCGTGGCCGACAATCCGGCCGAAATCGCGCCGGTTCAGCCCGAAAAGCCGCGCCCGCTGCCGAAACCGACGCCGAAGCCCGCCAGGCAGCCGGAAAACCCCGCCGTGGCTAAGGAACAGCCGCCCAGCGAAACTAAGCCCATTAAACGGGCGAAATCGCTAACCGCAGGCCGACGCCGTGGGGGATTCGCCACCAACTGGTGACGCAATGCAGGGGCAATTTCCTAACAGCATCCGTGCTGGCGTGACGTTTTCTCGCACCGTGTGCCTGAAACAGTACCAAGCGCCCCTATGGGCGCTTTCTGTGCTGCTGCGCGGACCAAAGGCCATTGATTTTTCCAGCACGCCTTCTGGCAGCGACCACCTGCTGACGGTGGATGCCGCGACCACGGCGACGTGGCCCGCTGGTGATTACGTTTTCGCAGTCCGCGCCGTATCGAACGGCACCGTAATGGAAGTGGAAGCCGGGCTGGTGACGGTTCAGCCTGACATTGCCGCGATGGCTGACGGCACCGACACCCGCGTGCATGCACAGCGTGTCCTGGATGCCATCGAAGCAGTGCTGGAAAAGCGCGCGACGCAGGATCAAATGCGATACGCCATCAATAACCGCGAGTTGTGGCGCACGCCCATTGCGGACCTGCTGGCCCTGCGGAATTTCTACAAAAGCGAACTGCGCCGCATGAAGGCCGCCCAGCGTGGCCGCCTGTTTGGCGAACAGGTAAAGGTGATTCTCTAATGGGAATGTTCGATTTTATTCGTTCGCGTGGGCTGATGCCTGCCCGCGCCGTCGAAATGCCGTCCACCACGCCACCTTCGCGCCCGGTGCGCGCCCTGCGCGCCGCTGGCCGCGCGCTTCGTTCCGCGATGCAGTTCAACGCTGCTGGATTTGATCGTTTAAACGCAACGTGGACCGGCACGGCGCTGCCCGCTGACTGGATCATTACGCGGAACTATCGCCCGCTTGTCGCGCGTTCGCGTGACCAGGCGATGAATAACGACTATGCGCGGGCGTTCCTGCGCATGTGTAGCCAGAACATCGTGGGGCCGAAAGGCATAACCATGAAAGCCGCTTTCCAGAAAGCGGACGGCAGCCACGACGCGGACACCAGCCGGGCGCTGAAGGCCGCATGGGAAGCGTGGGGCCACAAAAGCACGGCCGACGTGGCGGGGAAAAAGTCGTGGCGCGCTATCCAGCGCTTGCTGGTGAAAAGCGCAGCGCAGGACGGCGAATTTTTCCTGCGCATTGTCACGGGCAAAGATGCTGGAAAGTGGGGTTTCGCGGTGCAGGTGATCGACCCGCTACGGGTGCCGATTGACTACAACGTGGACCGCTACAACCAGGGCAATTTCATTCGCCACGGGATCGAGTTCAACCGTTACGGCCGCCCGGTGGCCTACCACCTTTCGACGGTGGACGACGGCGAAGCCGAATATGAGTATGCGGGCGTTGGTTACACGACCGTACCGGCCGACCAGATGGTGCACGGCTTCCTGGAAGACTTGGTGGGCCAGAAACGCGGCCTGCCGTGGATGGCCACGGCGCTATTCCGTATGCGGAATATGGCCGCATTCGAAGACGCGGCAATCATCAATGCACGCGTTGGCGCGTCAAAAATGGGCTTCGTCCAGTGGAAAGACGGCGAGGCGCCGGAATTCGAAGACGGCGACGACCCCACTAGCCTGGAATTCGACGCGGAACCGGGTTCATTCAACGTGCTGCCGCAGGGCGCCGAAATGAAAGAGTGGCTGCCGCAGTATCCCAGCGGCGAATTTCTGCCCGTCTTCAAAACTCTGCTTCGCGGCGCAAGCGCAGGCTTTGGTGTTTCGTACAACAACCTGGCAAGCGACCTGGAAGGCGTCAATTTTTCGAGTATCCGCCAGGGCACGCTGGACGAACGCGAACACTGGAAAGAGTTGCAGGAATGGTTGATTGAAGACGCCTTGCAGCCGGTGCAGGAAGCGTGGCTGCGCTATTCGCTGCTGAAAGGCCGAATCAAGGTTAAAGGAAAGTCGCTTTCACCTGCGCTTCTGGACGACTTGCAGGACGCCATTAGTTGGCAGCCGCGCCGCTGGCAGTGGATCGACCCGACAGCCGACGTAGCAGCCGCTGTGGAGTCGAAAAACAATCTGCTAACCAGCGCTGGCCGAATCATTCGCGAATGGGGCGGCGATCCTGACGAAATCTTTGCCGACATTGCCGCCGACATTAAGGCGATGGAAGCCGCTGGCATTGACGAAAAATACATTCTGGCATCCATGGGCCAAGCGCTTGCGCCGCCGCCCGTGGCGTCAGAAGGCAGCCACCCGAACAGCTAAGACACCATGACGACACCGACGACAAAAGAGCCGATTTCCCTGCGCGAAATTAACAGCCGTGGCGTGCATTTGCGCACCGCCGAAGTGGGCGCAATCGACGTGGAAGCGCGCACCGTAGAACTGGCGTTCAGTTCAGAAATCGAAGTGCCGCGCTGGTGGGGCGTTGAGATTCTTTCGCACGCCGAAGGTGCCGCCGACTTGTCGCGCCTGAATAACGGCGGTGCGCTGCTGATGGACCACGACCGCACCGACCAGGTGGGCGTGATCGAATCCGCGCGAATCGACGGCGACAAGCGCGGCCGGGCTGTCGTTCGCTTCGGGCGCGGCGTGCGCGCCAGCGAAGTGTTCCAGGACGTTATCGACAAAATCCGCACCCACGTGTCCGTGGGTTACACCATTGATGCGTACATCCTGACCGAGGAACGCGAAGGCGAGCCCGTGTACACCGTCACTTCCTGGATGCCCATGGAAATTTCGTTCGTGAGCATTCCGGCCGACGATTCAGTGGGCGTGGGGCGTTCGGCAGAAAACCCCGCCGTGGAAACGCCTGTGGCTGCGCCGCAAAATCCGAACATGCCCGAAACGGGCAGCGAAACACCACACACTCAAGGAATCCGAAGCATGCCGGAACTGAACCAGGAACCGCAAACCATCGACGCCGACGCACAGCGCCGCGCCGGTGCTGATGCCGAGCGCGCCCGCGTTCGGGACATTATCGCTGCTGGCACCCAATACGGCGCCGACGAATTGGCGCGTGAATTCGTGTCGAACGGCAAAGGCATGGACGAGTTCCGCGCCGCGCTTCTGACGCACGTCGAACAGCGCCATTCGCGCCCGCTCGCAGAGCAAACGCTGGATGCCAGCGTGGGCCTGTCGGCTGAAGACGCGCGCAAATTTTCGTTCATGAAGGCAATCCGCGCACTGGCGAATCCGACCGACCGCAAGGCGCAGAAGGAAGCCGGTTTCGAAATCGAAGCTGGCCGCGCTGCTGCCGAAAGGCTGGGCAAGGAAGCGCAGGGCATCATGGTGCCGCCCGAAGTGCTGGGCCGCTCGCTGATCGAGTCGCGGAATTTCAACGCAGGCCAGAACGGTCAAACCGGCGCAGGTTCGACGGGCGGCGCATCCATCGCCACCGAACTGATGGCGAGCGCGTTTATCGACTTGCTGCGCAACGCCACGACCATCATGCAATTGGGCCGACCGATTGGCGGCCTGGTCGGAAACGTGGACATTCCGCGCAAAACTGCCCGCTCGCAAGGCTACTGGATCGGTGAAGGCGACGACGCACCCGAAGGCGAAATGGACCTGGGCCAAATCGCGCTTTCTCCGAAGACGGTTGCAGCGTATTCGGATATTACGCGTCGCCTGATGATGCAATCGAGCCTGGACGTGGAAGCGCTGGTGCGCGCCGATCTGGCCGAAGCGCTGGGCCTGGCGATCGACTACGCCGGTTACTACGGTTCGGGCACGACACACCAGCCGAAGGGCATTTCCAACTACACGGGCATTTCGGCAATTCCGTTTGCTGCTGCAAACCCGTCGTATGCCGAAATCGTTTCGATGGAAACCGCGATTGCTGCGAAAAACGCGGCCGTGGCGAACATGGCTTACGTCGTCAACGCGACCACCAAGGGCGGCGCAAAGACCACGCAGAAATTCCCTGGCACGCCGACCGGCGCGACGCTGTGGGAGCAAGGCGACACGATGAACGGGTATCAAACCCGCGTGACGAACCAGCTTCAGAGCGACGACGTGTTTTTTGGCAACTTCGCGGACCTGATTATCGCCATGTGGGGCGGCCTGGACCTGACGGTGGACACCATGTCCCTGTCGAAGTCGGGCGGAACCCGCATCGTGGTTTTCCAGGACGTGGATTTTGCTCTGCGTCGCGTCGAATCGTTCGCTGTCGGCCGCCATACCGGCGCGTAAGTTTTAGGCAGTAAGCGGCATAGGCTGCCGCTACTGAGACACGGAACGGGCAGCGAAGCGCTGCCCGTTTTCACATCAAATGAGGAAATGAAAGTGGCTTTCGAACGCGGGGAAGTGCTGGAAGTGCTGAAGCCGTTTTTTGTGGACGGCGAAATGGTTATGCCGGGTGATCGGGTGGAATTGCTGCGCGCCGACGCCATGCAACTGAAATCACGCGGCATGGTGGTGGCAGAAGGCGCCCAGCGGGCTGCCAAGCCATCGGCAAAGGGCAAGGCCGCCTGATGCCAGCGCATCCCGCCTGGGACGTTCTGGACGACTTTCTGGACCCGGACGACTTCGCCAGCCAGGCAACAATCACGCTGGCCAATGGCAGCGTGGTAATTGCCATGGGCGTGCTGGACGAACCGGGGCAGACCATTGGCGTGGGCACCGCCGAAATGGACACCACGCGGCCGGTTTTCACGTGCAAGTTTTCCGACGTGGCAGCCGTTCGGCGCGGCAATGCAGTGGTGATCGAGAGCAAGGCTTACGAAGTCCACAAAAGCCCGCACGCCATGGGTGACGGCATGGCCCTGCTGTACCTGGAACCGTCGTTATGAGCGGCTCGCAGTGGATAGACATAAGTGAAATTGGCTTTGATCGTATCGAAGCCTTCCTGTCGGCAACGCCTAAGCAGGTGGACCAGGCTATTGCGTCAACGTGCATAAAAATGGCGCGATGGCTAACCACAAAGTCTGTCCGCGAACTAGCCAGGCACCTGAATTTACCGCAGAAGGAGGTACGCCGACGCCTGCGCACATTCCGCATGCACGCGGTGGACAAGCGCCGCTATATACGCGTGTGGTACGGGCTGGACCCTATTGGCGCGATCCACCTTAGTGCGAAGGATCAAAGGGCGCCGGGCGGTGGCGTAGCAGCCTACGGCGGGCGTTTTTTTAAGGGCGCATTCATCGCCAAGGGCCGGGCAGGCAACGGCAACGCGTCGGAGTCAAACCGGCAAGTGTTTGAGCGCGTAGGCCGCGCCCGGCTGAAAATCAAAAAAGTCACGGTGGCGCTATCCGATCCGGCGCAAACCTACATTGAAGACCACCTGCTGGGCGGCCACGCCTTCACAGACCAGTTTTACAAAACATTCGAACACGAACTGACATGGCGACAACGCTCCCAATAGTCCAGATTTCTGGCGTTAAAGCCGCCATCGTGGCTGCGATCCAGGCGACATTCCCCGACTTTAAGGCGGTGGTATTTGACCGCGAGGAAACCGACCGCGACGCGCTGGAAGCCGACGAACTGCCGGGCATCCTGCTGGACATTACCGAATTTGAAGACGAACCCGATTGCGACCGCTCAAACGGGCTTATCCCGATGCGTGGCCGCTTCGAAGCGCGGGTGGTAGTCGGATACAAGACGACGCAGGCGAAGACCGCAGCGCAGGCCGCAGCAATGACGCTGGCCGCATGGCTGCGCCTGAAGCGGTTCAATTCTGATTCATGCTGGACCGAGGCGGCGCACGTGATTGGCGCGTACCGTGACGAGTTCCACCCGATGGCCGACCGCTATGTGGTTTGGCGTGTCGAGTGGACCCAGGTAATCCAGTTCGGAACGGACATTTACGCAGAAGGCGACCTGCCGACGCCGAACCCGTCTTACAGCTTTGCGCCGGATATTGGCACGGGCCACGAAGCCGATTACAAACCGCTGGTGCCGCAATGAGCGCCCAGGACATTGGCGAACTGCAACGGCAGATTTCGCAGCTAATCCGCATTGGCACCGTGGTTTCCGTGACCGGCGACATGGCCACCGTGGAAATTGGCGGGGTGGAGTCGGACCCGATGCAGTGGGCGGTGCAGCGCGCCGGGCCAGATGCCGAATGGTGGGCGCCGGAACCGGGCGAACAGGTGGTGATCCTGACGCCTTACGGCGACGT